TAGAGAAGTTAGACCAATTGCGGGGTGCATGTGGCTTCCCGTTTGAGGTAACGTCGGGTTACCGTCATCCAACCAAGCACCCCATAGAAATGAAAAAAGCGGTGCCGGGGACACATGCCCAAGGTATCGCGGCTGACATAAAAATAACTAATGCCGCCCACCGCTACACAATAGTAGCTAATGCTTTGAACCTTGGCTTCACAGGTATAGGCATTGATGATGATTTTGTACATGTGGACACTAGGGGTACGACTCCAGTGATTTGGTTGTACTAATGCTTCACACAAAACACATTACGCTAACAGATGCTACTGAACAGACGTTGTTTACTATACCAACAGGCTACACGATACATATTGTGTATATCTTTATTGCCAATCATGGTGGTAGTACAAACCAAGTAAGTCTTTGGTGGGAAACAGGCGGTGTAGACCAAATGTACTTTTTTGACAGTACTAGTATCGGTGCAGGAAATAAAGAAATACTAGGTGGTCAAAACGACAAAGGCATTTTTGTTTTGCACAATGGAGATACTGTAAAAACTCAAGCATCTTCAGCAACAGGACAGATGGAAGTAGCAGTTACTTTTGAGCTTTTAGAAAGACCAACAGCGTTTAGTAACTTTAATGGATCTTAATATAGAACTACTGCCTTGGCAACAACAAGTCTGGGCAGACGAAACAAGATTTAAAATAGTAGCTGCTGGGCGACGTACGGGTAAGTCTAGGTTAGCAGCATGGATGTTAATCGTTAACGCACTACAGGCGGACAGAGGACATGTATTTTACGTCGCACCTACTCAGGGACAAGCCAGAGACATCATGTGGCAAACCTTGCTTGAACTGGGGCATCCTGTTATCAGCGGTAGTCATATTAATAATCTGCAAATTAAGCTTGTCAACGGTGCTACAATTAGTCTAAAGGGTGCAGACAGACCAGAGACAATGCGAGGTGTCAGCCTTAAGTTTCTAGTGATGGACGAATACGCCGACATGAAACCGGAAGTATTTGAGCAGATCCTTAGACCTGCCTTGGCTGACCAGAAGGGATGTGCGATGTTCATAGGGACACCTATGGGCAGGAACCACTTTTACGAACTGTACAAATATGCGGAGCTAGACAATGACCCTACGTACAAAGCTTGGCACTTTACGTCTTATGACAACCCGTTGCTGGACCCTGACGAAATCGACATTGCTAAAAGGTCTATGTCTTCTTATGCGTTCCGTCAAGAGTTTATGGCGTCGTTTGAAGCTCGTGGGTCAGAAATGTTTAAGGAAGACTGGGTCCAATTTAGTGAAGATAGGCCCGAAGTAGGAGATTACTACATTGCTGTTGACTTGGCAGGATTTGAAGAAGTCAATAAGAAAAAAACCAAGAACAGTAAGCTTGACGAAACAGCGATTGCCGTGGTTAAGGTCAGTGAGCATGGTTGGTATGTTGACAATATCATATACGGTAGATGGTCACTTGACGAAACAGCAACTAAGATATTTCAGGCCGTTAGAGACTACCGTCCCATATCGGTGGGAATCGAAAGAGGTATTGCTAAACAGGCCGTCATGTCACCTTTAACGGACCTACAAAAGAAGTACGGTACGTTTTTTAGAGTAGAAGAACTGACACACGGTAACAAAAAGAAAACAGACAGGGTGATGTGGGCGCTGCAGGGTCGGTTTGAAAACGGGTACATTACGTTAAACAAGGGGGAATGGAACAGTCGTTTTCTTGACCAATTGTTTCAGTTTCCTGATCCTTTAACTCATGACGACTTGGTGGACGCTTTAGCGTACATCGACCAATTAGCTAACGTGGCCTATGACTACGAATACGAAATAGACGACCACGACATCTTAGACATAGTGGCGGGATACTAACATGGCAGAATTATACGAAACAGACCCACTCATGGTTGAAGAAACTATCGAAGACTGGGTTATTACAAAGTGTGAAGACTGGAGGGACTATTACGAAAGTAATTATGAAGCAAGATTTGAAGAGTATTATAGACTATGGCGTGGCATATGGGATCCTGCTGACAGTGAGCGTAAGTCTGAGCGTTCCCGTATTATTTCTCCTGCACTTCAACAGGCAGTTGAGTCTAATGTAGCAGAACTAGAAGAAGCTACGTTTGGACGTGGCAAGTGGTTTGACGTAAGTGACAACATGGGCGACACTGAACGCCAAGACGTGCAGTTCCTGCGTAACAAGCTTACGGAAGACTTTGAAGACTGTATGGTACGTAAAGCTGTCGCAGAGTGTTTAATTAACGCTGCAGTCTTTGGTACAGGCGTTGGTGAAGTCGTCATTGAAGAAATGAAAGAGATGGCTCCTGCTACTCAGCCTATCATGGGTGGTGACCTACAGGCTGTTGGTGTCAGTATCACTGAAAGAGTAAAAGTAAAGCTTAAGCCTGTCCTACCTCAGAACTTTTTAATTGATCCTGTAGCCACGTCCGTAGAAGACGCTCTAGGCGTTGCTATTGACGAGTTTGTAAGCCGACACCAAGTAGAGCTTCTGCAGGAACAAGGCGTGTACCGTGACGTATACGTAGGCATGGCTGCTCCTGATACGGACCTAGAGCCTGACCAAGACATTACTATTTACAACGACGACAAGGTACGTCTTACGAAGTACTACGGTTTAGTGCCACGAGAGCTACTTAAAGCTGTCATTGACGAAGAGTTTGGCGAAGACGACGTAGAAGACGAAGAAGAAGGCTCTAAGTACGTTGAGGCTGTTGTCGTAGTTGCTAACGGAGGCATACTCCTGAAGGCCGAAGCTAACCCTTACATGATGCAGGACCGTCCTGTAGTAGCTTTCCCTTGGGACGTCGTACCCGGTAGGTTCTGGGGTCGTGGCGTCTGCGAAAAAGGTTACAACTCTCAAAAGGCTTTGGACACAGAGTTACGGGCACGTATTGACGCACTAAGCCTTACTGTTCACCCAATGATGGCAGTTGACGCAACTAGGCTACCTCGTGGTGCAAAGCCCGAAGTACGTCCCGGGAAAATGGTGCTTACCAATGGAAATCCTAAAGAAGTTCTTCAACCGTTCAACTTTGGTCAAGTTAGTCAAATCACTTTTGCTCAAGCCGGAGCATTGCAGCAGATGGTACAACAAGCAACGGGAGCAGTGGACTCAGCAGGAATTGCGGGTCAGGTTAATGGCGAGAGTACTGCCGCTGGTATTAGTATGTCTCTTGGCGCTATTATTAAACGTCACAAGCGCACACTAATTAACTTCCAGCAGTCCTTCTTAATACCGTTTGTCAAAAAGGCAGCGTATCGGTACATGCAGTTTGATCCTGAAAACTATCCAGTAGCTGACTACAAGTTTAACGCTAGTAGCACTCTAGGTATTATTGCCCGTGAGTACGAAGTTACTCAGCTTGTACAACTGTTGCAGACTATGGGTAAGGACTCACCGTTGTACAATACGTTAATTCAGTCGGTTATCGACAACATGAACCTGTCTAACCGTGAAGAACTACTAGCAGCCATAACACAAGCTATGCAGCCTAATCCTCAGGCACAACAAATGGCTATGGCAGCACAACAAGCACAACTACAGTTCCAGCAGTCCCAGACAGCACTGTTGTCGTCACAGGCGCAAGAGTCGCAAGCTAGGGCTACTAAGTTGTCTGCAGAGGCTCAGGCAGTACCTATGGAGCTTGAAATTGACCGTATCAACGCAGTCACTAGAAACTTACGTGAAGGTGACCAAGAAGACAAAGAGTTTGAACGCCGCATGAAAGTGGCTGATACTCTCCTTAAAAAACGAGAAATAGAAGGTAAAACTAATGTTAACAGACCACGAACTGAGAGCACTCCTGCAGAGAGTCAACCAAGAGTTCCAACACCAATGGAACCGAATAACGGAACTGGAAACCAAGGTGGAGGAGTTGTCTAATGCCCAAGGCCAAGGATCCAAAACTAGCACGGGCGGGCGTAAGCGGGTACAACAAACCAAAGCGAACGCCTAATCACCCAACTAAGAAGTTTGTAGTAGTAGCCAAAGAAGGTGACAAAACAAAGACCATACGCTTTGGTGACGCTAAGATGACTATTAAGAAAGACCAGCCTGCACGACGGAAGTCGTTTAGAGCACGTCACAAGTGTGACACAAACCCACCCAGTAAACTAACGGCACGATACTGGTCGTGTAAGAAATGGTAAGGAGATAACAATGGCAGGAGCAGTAGTTAGAGGCGCAGGTCAAATTGCTAAAATGGCTGAAAAAGTAGCTAAAGAGTCTAAAAAACACGCCAAAGACGTAACGACAAAAAAGAAGCCTAATCAAAAGAAAACTGAAAAGGCTACTAAAGGTCAACGCACGTATCGTGAAGGCCAACGTAAAGCAGGCGCTGTTGGTGGAACTGCAGGATACGTGGCAGGGTCAGGAAACGACTACAGTGCGGCTAATGTAGACTTAAATTCTGGTAAAGGTTTGCCTATCGCTGACATGAGCAGAAGTATTGAAGTACGTGGCGACGGCGACGGTATGCGTTATTTTCAAGACGGTAAAGAAGTAAGATTACCAAAAGGAAAATAAAATGAAAGTCTCAGCACCTAAAGGTTACCACTGGATGAAAAGCGGTAATAGCTACAAGCTTATGAAGGATCCTACAGGTGGTTACAAACCACACAAAGGTGCTTCTAAGTCAGCTAACTTTGAAGTTCAAAAAGTCCACAAAAAGTAAGGAGGCTATTATGCCCTACCACGCTGGAAAAAAGAAGAAGAAAGTAAAAAAGCCTAAAGGTTACTAAAATGGCTAAGGCAAAACCTAAGAAAAAATCAGGTCCTACACCTAAAAACAAGGCGTTGTACGCTAGGGTCAAAGCGGAGGCTAAACGTAAGTTTGACGTATGGCCTAGTGCGTATGCTTCGGCATGGTTGACTCGTGAGTACAAAAAACGTGGTGGTACTTATGCCTAGAAAGCGTCAGACAGGAGGAGCTAGTCGTCCCAAGAAAGGTTTAACCAAATGGTTTGCTGAAGAGTGGGTCGACGTCAAAACAGGCGAAAAGTGCGGACGTAGTGGTAAAGAAAAAAAGAAACGTCCGTACCCTTCCTGCAGACCTAAGGCTGTTGCAGCCAAGATGACCAAGGTTGAAAAAGCTTCTTCTGCACGACGTAAGACAGGACCTAAAAAAATAAAACATGCGGTAACTGCCTCAGGGAGACGTAGAAAAAAGTGAGTTACGAAACTAAAGTAAAGCAAGCTTTAGACATCTGTTTCAACAAAAACTA